ACCATTACTTGAAGGTGGGGCTACTTTACCTGGACTTGATTTGGGAAAAGATGGTGGTGGCTTAGAATCAACTGGTTATGTTTATATAGGAGAAGATCCAGATTCACAAGATGGATTTGATGTTGAAGATGAAGATGGCCAGCGAGACTTTACAACTGTTAAATTAATTAGAGAAGATATAGAGAGATTATTATAAAATGGCTATTAAAGACACATCAAAAAAACCATATATAGTTGATAATGATTCCAATATAAAAGTTGGTATTGATTTACCAATTAGAAGAGGTGATGATAAAGATGGGTGGTTTGCAACTTCTAAAACTACAATGGAAGCTGTTAAAAATAATATAAAAAATTTATTAAATACAAATGTTGGTGAAAGATTTATGCAACCAAATTTGGGAACTAATTTAAGGAGTATCCTTTTTGAACAAATAGATGATACAACAATAGTAAGAATACAGGACATGATTTTAGATTCACTTAAACTTTGGTTACCTTTTGTTGAAGTTAGAGATATTAAAATTTCAACCAATGATGATGATAAAGTTATTGGTGATAATGAAGTTAGAGTTACTGTAATATTTAATATAAAACAAAATCCAAATACTTTAGACTCAGTTACAATAGACTTTTCAGGTGATATAAATAATAGTGTAGATTCATCATTGGGTGGATATTAATATGGAGATAAAAAATGCCAAACTATGGTAAAGAAGATTTTAAAGAATCAAATATAAATTATTTAAATAAAGATTTTGCATCTTTAAAACAATCATTAATGAATTATGCAAAATCATACTTTCCTAATTCGTATAGAGATTTTAATGAAGCATCACCTGGTATGATGTTATTGGAAATGAATGCATATGTTGGTGATGTGTTATCATTTTATATCGATCAACAATATCGTGAGATGTTATTACCATTAGCTGAGGAGAGAAGAAATATTGTAAATCTTGCTAATATGTTTGGTTATAAAGTAAAACCAATTGTTCCTGCTTATGTTGATTTGACATTTTCACAAGATTTAGATGCCAGTGAAAATCCTGCTGAAGTAGATTATTCAACTGGTGGAATATTCCCAAGTGGAATACAGGTTATTGGTAGTGATAATACTATAGTTTTTGAAACTCTCGATGTTTTAGATTTTCAAATAACAGGATCTAGTGATACAAAAACAATTGCCAATACCAGTGAAGCTGGTTTAGCAACAAGTTATACATTACATAGAGAAGTTAGGGCAGTTAGTGGTAAACAAAAAACTTCACAATTTTCAATTGGTATTCCTGAAAAATTTAAAAGAATAACATTAGAAGATAAGAATATAATTGATATAATTTCATGTATAGATTCAAATGGAAATGATTGGTATGAAGTTGATTATTTGGCTCAAGATAAAGTTCCAATTTCAACTCACTATACAAATGATTCTGATAGAACAGATGCATATCAAAATCTTACGGATAGTGAAAGGGTAGATTTACCTGTTCCTTATTCATTGGAATATATAAAAACAGGTAAAAGATTTACTCGTGAAACAAATGTAGATAATACAACATCATTGGTATTTGGAAATGGTGTTTTAAGAGATGGTCAAATGGTTGATGATGGTTTTATAGATTTAGAACAAGTTGGAATTATTATTCCAGGACAATCAAATGATTTAGCCTCAGCAATAAATCCATTATTAGGTGATGAGTATTCTACTCTTGGTGAAACACCAAACAATACAACATTAACTATTACTTATCGTGTAGGTGGTGGTATAGATTCAAATATACCATCAGGTGATTTGAATGAAATTACAACAGGTGGTACGGATTTAGGTGGTGGTGCAGTTTCAATTACAAGTTTAGGTGCAACAAATAATTATGCAGCTCGTGGTGGTAAAGACGAAGAAAGTATTGATGAGATTAGAGAAAGAACTAAAGCTTTCTTTTCAACACAAAACAGATGTGTAACAAAAGAAGATTATGAAGCTAGAGTTATGAACATACCTGCAAAGTTTGGTAATATTGCAAAAGTATATGTTGCGAGAAATGTTGATGGTGATACAGGAAGTGATACAGATACAAGTCAAATCGATACAGCCTTATCTGATTTTAGTGATTATGCAACTGATATTAAAGGAATAGCTTCATCTGTAAATACAATGGCGCATTCTCTTATAAACCTTGATTCAGACGAATATGGTACTTTCGAAGATTTAAAAAACGACTTATCCGGTCTTGAATATCGTATAAGAGTGGGAACAGCTGATGTGCCAGGTGGTCCATTGGGACTTCAAGAAAGAATTGATAATATAGGGGGATTGATTCCAAGTGCCACTACTACTTTTAACCTATCAGCAATAAACATATTTGTTTTATCATATAACACATCTAAACAATTAGTTGGTAATCCAATTTCTGCTAATGACTCTTCATTTACAGATAATGTTCCGGCTGTATTAACATCAAATATAAAAAATTATCTTAATAATTTTAGAATATTAACCGATACAGTTCAAATTAAAGATGGTTTTATAATAAACTTTGGTGTATTTTTTGATGTTGTAGCTAATCAATATGCCGACAAACAATTAATTAAATTAAGATGTATAGATAAAATTAAAGATTATTTTAGAATAGAAAAAATGCAATTTAATCAACCAATATTTATAAGTAAAATAGAATATGAATTAATGGGAATTGATGGTGTTCGTTCTGTTAATTATGTATCATTAACACAATCTAAGAATGAACATTCAAATGGTGCTGTTGAATTATTAAATGAACCAACTTTTACTTATTCTTATAGTGCAGATGCTGGTCCTGATAATGATTTAGATGGTAATCCTGATGGTGGATATACGACAGATGGTAATGGTACTACAGGTTATGGTTTTAAATATGATTTTTCAGAAGAAACTGGGGCACTTAGTGATGGGATAATTAGACCACCTCATCCAGATACACCAGCTGTATTTGAATTAAAAAATCCAAATCAGAATATAAAAGGGAGGGTTAGATAATGTATCATTTTATTTTTCCAACACAAGACACTTGGATTTCAAGTGGTAGTAGTAATATAGATGGAACATCTTTTAGAGACAAAAACTTTGGAAGAGACCAAATACTTGAAGTTAAGAAAGAATTTTATAATAGTTCTTTTGATTATCCCACAAGAGCACTAGTTAGTTTTAATGGAACTGAATTTACAGATATGTCACAATCAATTGTAGATGGTAAAATTACAAGTCCAAGCTTCTTTTTAAAACTTTATGAAGCTGAAGGTAATTCAGAAATACAAGGAGATTATAAATTAGCTATCGAACAAATATCACAATCGTGGACTGAGGGAACTGGTAAGTTTGGTGATAATCCAAAAAATACAAATGGATGTAGTTGGGAGAATCGTAGTAATCCAATTGGTGGTAATGCAGTTACTTGGAATAGTCCTGGTGTGACAGTAACAACATCATCGGAGGCTGGTATACTTGATAGTTCATCTCTTCAAACATTTTCCAATGAATCAGCTGATGTTGAGGTTGAAGTTACCAATATGGTAAACGCATGGTTACAAGAACAACAAGAAAATAATGGAATGTTAATTCGTTTTAGTGGTAGTCAAGAAACAGATTCAACCACATTTGGACATTTAAAATTCTTTTCAAGAAATACTCATACAATTTTTCAACCAAAACTTGAAGTTCGTTGGGATGATCATACTATAGCAACTGGAAGTGCTACTGGTAGTTTAAATGAATTAACAATGAGTGGTTTAACTGACAACTATCTTTATATGAGAGGTTTAAGAGAAGAATATAGAGAGGGTGAACGAGTTAAGTTTAGAGTTGGTGCGAGAAAAAGATATATCCAAAAAACTTTTTCTACTTCTGTTCAAACTGTGACTGGTTCTTATATAACCGAAGGTAGTGGTTCATACGCAATTAAAGATATTGCAACAGATGAGTTTATTGTACCTTTTAATGATACATATACGAAACTAAGTTGTGATACTGAAGGTCCTTATTTTAATCAATGGTTAGATGGATTCTATCCTGATAGAGTTTATAAAATACAATTAAAATTAAAATACGATGATGGACAAGAACAAACATTTGATGATGATTTTGAATTTATAGTGAAAAGGAAATAGGTTATGACACCTCAAGAAAAATTAGAATTATTATTAGATAAAATAGCTGAAGCTTTAATTACCAGCCCTTTTGTTGATGTAGCTAAAGTAAGAGAAAATCAAAAAACAATTCGTAATGGTATTATATCATTAGGTAGAAGTAACTCTGATAAATTAATTTTATTTCAAAAAGATATAAAGGCTAATGAAGAGGATTTAAAATTATCTACCAATGATGGTGAAGTATTATATACATTAGAAGGTTTAGCTTCTACTATAGCAGATACTGATAGTATTGCAATATTAGTGCATGGAGATACAGGAACTGATGATATAATTAGTGTAGTTCTATGGCATAATGGTTTAGGTGCTGGAGATGGGATAGAAATTATATCATTACTTACAGAAGTATCCACACAAGATGGTTTAATAAATCCATTAAATATAAGTCAATTTTTTAATATAGAACAAAAACAAACTATTGTAGACCCTGATGATGCAAACGAATATTTAGATACAAACATTTATGAATTACTACCAGATGGTACTCGGAGACAAGATGATATAAATAAACTTTTTATAGATTTACAAAATTTATTACCAGATACTCTTCCTAATTTTGATGGAGATTTTGATTTATTTGTTGATAGAGATGAATTTGGTAATTGGATAGGTTCTCAGCAATATTATTTAGATAATAGTATTGCATCAACACAAGATGATTCAGAAAATGCTACAATAGATCAAGATTTATCATATATAACGAGACTATCTGATAATGGAGGAAGTCAAAATTCAGGTAAAACAATTGAAGACATTTACAATCTTTCAAGAAGATACCTAACAGATATATTAGAAGATCCACCTCTACCACAAGATGAAAGACCTGAATATGAAAATCAATCAAATGGATATTTAAAATTTAGAAATTTAAATCAGGGTATTATTATAAGAAATACTAATGATGATTTCATTGAAGGCTTAAATCCAGAAACACAGGATTATTTAGATACAGGCTTTACAATATCAATGTGGGTTAGATTTTTAGACAAATCTTCTGAGGGAACTCTTTTTAATTTTGGTAATCCAACAAGAGTAGATGACCCAATGGGATTTAAATTAGAAACATTAATGGATAATGAAAATAAAAAAAGATATGTAAGATTGTTGGTATTTGATAGTGATCATTATTATGATTCACATACAGGCGTGGATGGTTTTCCTAAAATAAATACAAATGATATAGCTAGTCTTGATACTATAGATTACAATCAATGGACAGAAATACCAACTAATTTTACTGAATGGTATTTTATTAATGCAACATTCAATACTGTTGACATAGATGAAATAACATCCTTCGAATTTGAAGATTATCTCGAGCGTAAAGATTATTGGATGAATAATTTTAATCCAGAAGGGGAGTTTAGTGTAGCTAATTCAGGTTACG